TCTCACAAGGAATATATTTTTCTTCGTTATTTTCCTCAACAATAAGTCCACACATTTCACGAGGTGCCTCGGCAGCTGCCTGAGCAAATATTTGATCGAGAAATTTCACTTAAAGTTTTTTGAACCTGGAAAAGCTCCAAAAGGTAATGTTACTGTAGTATTTATTTCCGCTTTCGCTCTCGAAGTTGCTGAAGTAGCATCTACAGGCGAAAAGCCGAATCGTTTTCCACAAGATGATAATTTTTTACCGCACTCATCTGCTCTTCTCCAAAAATTATTAAATCCTGGCGCATTTCCTGCATGGGTAACTTTTGTTTTCCAAGCATAAGTCTTTCCACCACTTGCATAAGTAACAATGTCATTTAATTTATCATCAGTGTAAGCATTATAAGTTGTACTGTTTGAATATGCTCCTTGATGTACTCTTACTCTATCAAATTTTGCATTTGAATCTGAAGGCGTTCCAAGTGCTGTTTTTGTACCTGCTGTATTCACTATCCAATATTCGGTTATACTAGCACTTGTAAAAGAGCCTGTAGTATTTACCTTTACTGCTGTTCCTGTTGTTTTTATATAATCACTTACTGCAAAACTTGTTGCTCCTGAAGCTGTAGTATAATTTGTAAAACTTCCACTTGCAGGAACAATATATTCGTCATCTAAAGTTACATATACTGTATGTTCAGTTCCATTTACTGTTGTTCCTGATGTAGTATAATTTTGACGAGTAAATTTACTTTCTCGATGCCAACTACATCCACCGCATTTTGCGTGCTCAGCTAAATCTGGACTTGCTCCTGTGTACTCCCAAGGACATGCATTTGATACTATTTCTCTTGCTGGTATTTTTACTCCTTGTAGATCAAAGGGTGCTGCAAGTTCGTAAGTGATTGTTATAGCATCTCGTGAAGTTATTTTTGATATTGTCCAAACTTGTCTTGTAAATTCAATTGGAGTATTCCCCGATCCTGGATCAGAACTTTCGCCTTGTAAATATCTTTTTAAAGTAACACGACGAATTATTTTTTTACCTAATAATTTATCGTAGTCTGTTGTTCCTATTGCAGTTGAAAAAGTATTGTCTACAATCGCAATATTAAAAACTGGTCTAGCAATTGCTCCTGAGATTTTGATATCAAAGCCTTCCATTGTAATGGGACAAGGAGCGTAAGTTCTTAAAGTACTTGGAGAACTATAATCATACATTTGTAAAGAAGACCCATCTGAATCTTCTCCTTGTGTAAAGTACGCAAATGTACCGTCAGGTTTTTCTACTTCAAATAGTTCAACAAGTTCGGATCCCGGTTGTTGTTTTTGAAAATCACTTACTAATGTCATGACTCATATACTCGTCTAAATGTTGTTGTTAAAGAATAGAAATTTTCATATGCCCAAGTTTGATTCCAAGAGTCACAAACACATAAAATTGTCTCTGTACTTGAACCTTCATTACTATCTTCTAAATCAAACTTAAATTTACTAACTCCTCCGAGACTTTCAAAGAAAGCTACTAAATCATCTATTTCTGCTTTTGGGCGAGTAGTAAAACTAACGGTCATAATTTGATTTAAAGTATTAATTCCATCCGCTAATCGTTGCTCATATCCATCTCCAAATTGAGCAGTAAGAGTTCTCGAGGTAGTACTTCGTGACATTCCTTTGTCGGGTTGTACAGGTGCAGAAAATCCTGTTATATTTCCACCATCTGCTTTATATATTCCAAATGCCATAATCTATTAATAAGGGCTTAATGTGCCGCCTGGTCGTTGTTGTTTTGATATTTCGTTTGATACTGCTGTAGATATTGCTCTTCCTAGTTCGTAAGCATCTGTTCCGTCGCCTGTGCTAGAAGATTCTCCTGTTGTCATATTAACGTTTACGGTTACATTATTTCCGCCCGCTCCGCCAGACATTTCTACTGGTATACTTCTTCCGTTTGGAAGCGGCACGACTGCCTCTGTTCCGTGTAGCATTGCAGGATATCCTGAGTCTGGTCCATCTGATACTCCACCTGTTCCAAATGAACGATAGCCAGGAGATTTCATTACTCCACCATCTCTACCTCCTGGCATGCCAGGTATAACGCTCATGATTGCAATTGCTGCTTGTTTTGCAAGTATCTGTGCTATTGCAGAAAGAATTGATTTTGTCATACTTAAGAAAGCATCTTTTAGATTTGTTGTGCCTTCTATTAATCCTTGTATTGCTGTTGTCATTCCTGTTTCAAATGAATCTCTAAAAGTTTTCTCTACTTGTGCTAATAGATTGATTTCTTCTTTTGCTATGAATAATTTGTCTTTTAACTTGTTCATGTTATTTTCTTCTACAGCTGCATCTACTCCTGTAAGGGGTCCTGCACCCGACTGTATACGCATTCGTCTGTCTTCTTCTATTTTGAAAATATCTTCTTCGATCTGTTTTATTTTCATCATTGTTTCTCGACGTTTTCTCAATCCTGATGCTTCTCTACTATTATTTCTGTTGAATTCTTGTTGTAGTCTGTCTTTCTCTGTAAGAAGTCGAATTTCTACTTTTTCCAATCTTTTAGCTTCTTCAATAGCAGCTGTACCTAAGGCTTTAATTTGTGCAATAACTAAAGCATTGGGACTCTTATCATCAGTTTTTGTTGTTTTCATTATTGTATCAAAAGCTGCCTGCCCAATCATCTGTACAAGTTGAGTTTTAATTGTATCTGGTATTCCTTTTTCAAACTCTTTTACAATCTTTAGATCACCTTCAGCAAGTTTTACTCCTGAGTCAAATAACGCAGAGCCGTATAGTCCCATATTTTTTGTACCTACTGCCATTTGAGACTGTTGTGGTCGAAGTCTTGCTAAACTTTTATTATACTCTAAACTAGAGTTATTTAAAGTATTTGCAATGGTGCCGAATTTTTCCATAGATTTTAAAGCACCTGTTCCATTTTTTTCAAGATCTAGCATTACTTTGGCTAAGGCTGCGAATTGCTCCGTATTCATACCTGCAAAAGATTCACTTTGTTCTAAACCTGTATTAAGGGCTGCAATAATTCCTGTTACCTCTGCAAAATTACTACTTTTTGGATCTAATTCTTCAAGCATTTTTTCTAATGAAAGCACGGTTTGTTCAACTGTCTGTGTTTGTGTATCTGTTAGTCTTGATAGTACCATATTTTTTTGACCACCAAGTGCTGTTGTTGTTCTTTGCCTTCTTGGATCTTCGAGATTACCAAAATTAGTACCTACTCCCATAAAACTAAAACTAGCAAATAACTTTGCTTTCTGCGCGAATCGATCCATTAATGTAGTTGTTTCAACAATATTACCTTGAATTCGTGCAATCTCTACATTCTGCTCTTTTAATAACTCTAAAGTTTGTTGTTGTCGATCTTGAAATTTTGCTGTGGGATCATCTCCTGCTATATAAGTATCAAATAGTTGTTTTAAAACTCCTCCTAAACTTAATACTACTCCTACATACCCTGCAAATCTAAGTGCTGTTGACATTGCTCGACCAGCTGCTCTTGCTGTTGTAGTCATAAATGCCATTGTTCTTCCATGAGTTTGTCTCAAGGTTGCATATTCAGCTCTCATATTTAAAATTGTTCTTTTAAATATATTTGCTTTTTCAGCTTCTGCTCTTAATGTATTAATACGAATAATATCAATCGTACGCAATGCTTCATTTCTTGATAGTTGATTAAATTTTATAACTGTGCTTGATCTAGTTTTATATGCTCTTTTTATATCTCTTGTCATTGCGTCGAGCCCTTTTGAATCTAAATTATTTATATCTCGTTTACCAGTATAGAAACCTCCAAGTCTTTCTCGAGCAGAATCTGCGGCTGCACCTGCATCAAATTGAGGAGCTTGAGGAGTTATAGCACTTACAATACCAGTAGTAAGTAAAGCACCTGCTCCTGCTAAAGCTGCTGTATTTTGAGTAAAAGCTTTTGCCATAAACTCGGCAACTCCAGTTAAACTAATTTTTATTTTATTTAATAAATCATCAAAGGATTTTGCAAGTTTTGAAAATTCGTTTAGTTCTGTATTAAAATCTCCAAATTTAGTTTCACCTTGTTCAAGAACTTCATTTACAACTGCTTGGGATTTTTCAAAGATACTTAAGTCTTTACCTAGTTTTCCTATTTTTAATCCATAATTTTCTGCTGCAGTTTCTAGTCGAAGTATAATACCTAATTCATCTAAAAGTTCTGGTTCTGCTTTTGTAGTACCTCGAATTAAACGATTCAAGGAATCTGTTAAATCTCGTCCTAATGCAATGGATGCAGTTCGTGCCACAACACCTAATCTGGTAATTTGATCACTACTTAACCCTGCTGCTCTTGCTATCGCAACTGATTGAGCAGCTTCTGCAAATGCTAACTGAGCTCCTGTTGCTGCTTGAAGTCTTGAGGTCATGAGTTTCAAAGACTCTCCTGTTAAGTTTGCATATTCTTGTTGTCCTTGGATAAGTATACGATAATCTGCAGCACTTTGTAAAAATCTAAAAGCTGCTCCAATAGCAAATATATTAGCAGCAAGGGTAGCATATGCAGGCACAAGACCACCTGTGATGCCCTGAGCCATCTTTGAGAAGTTTTTTGTGGTATTTGAGGATTGCTGAGATGCTCCTTTAAAATTGCGGTTTAGAGTTGCTTCTGATTTACTCAGGTTATCAACTGCTTTCTTTGCTTTTTTTGTTTTGCCTGTAAATAACTCAATAGTGTTGCCATCATCAAGTTGTAGAAGTATCTTACCGCCTTTTATAGTTTTTGCCATTTATCTTGGTATGTTTGCAGAATTAATTCCGCCTTTGCCTGCTTTAGCTTTATTTTCATTAGCTTTTCTTTTTCTTTCTAATTTTGCATTTATATTACTTAAATTTCTGGCTTCTATATGTTTTATGAAAAAAATACAAGTTTTTCTATCTTTTACTTTCCAAGTGTCTAATAGTGTTCCAAGTGCTGAGTAGTCTTTACCCATGTATGAACCACTCATTCCATCCCAACGATCTGGTAAAAGGTCGTGCAATAAAAAAGCCACCTGAACTTCCATAGGATAATCCTCGGGAGTTGGTGGCATTTCGTTAAGGTCGGGCAAATCGCCTCGTTGTTCACATAAGTCTAAGTAAACTTCAAGTTCGAGTTGTCCATCCTGATATTGTCTGTCTAAAAGACCAAGTATTTGTTTTACTTGGCTCGTGTAAAATTTTCTAGATCACCTGTTACTTCTGTAACCCAAGTATCGAAATCAGCTGCATTTTTCATCAGTGTTTCTGCGTTTTCTTGAGTATGCGCAAGTTCATCATCGGGATCAAGACTACTAATGTCCACCAATAGAAGCTCTTCGAGGTAAGAATATTTTAAGCCTTTCCATCCTTTGATTACAGCTTTTACGTACTCTACTAAAAACTTATCTTCATCGAGTTGTTCATCAAAAGCTCTTGTTTTACGATTGAACTTTTGTGAAAGACAACGACTTCGTAATTTTAGTAATTCTTCTCTTGCTAAATAGCAAAGATCTACTGAAAATCCTGGCATGCTAGGATAATCAACTGAAACTGTTTTGCTTGGAGTTAATAAACTCGCTAGTGTTACTGATTTGTTTTCTTGTTCTGTCATTCTGTTTCCTGGTTAAATGAGGGGAGGGTTGCCCCTCCCTTCTAAAATTAAGTTACTGTTGGTCCGATAAATTGTAAATCTATCTCGTCTACAGTG